CCCCGATATTTACAGAATCCCCGATATTTGCAGAATACCCGATATTTGCATAATCCCTGATATTTGCAGAATACCCGATATTTGTATAATTCCCGATATTTGCATAATTCCCGATATTTGCATAATGCCCGATATTTGCAGAATACCCGATATTTGCAGAATACCCGATATTTGCATAATTCCCGATATTTGCATAATTCCCGATATTTATTTTATTTCGGTCAAACTCATTTTTTAAATCTGCCAAGTTTTCATATTTATACGATTGCCATTCGTATTTTTCGTTTCTTAGATAAATTGTTTTCATATTGTTTTTATTTGATTGTTACAAACATCCAGCCCCTGCGAAGTAATGCCTTTGCACTAATTCTATAACCTTCAGAAATTCTCATTTCTTCTACTTCTTCATATGTGTAGCCCCATAAGTCTAATTTAGTTTTCTTGTTTTTCATGTTATTATTATTTATTATTTAATTCATCGGATAATTTAGCTGCAAGTTCAAAACAATATATATCATTTTGTTTATTACTTTCCCATACGGATATGAGTAATCCTTTTGTTCTTACTCTGCTTGATGTTTCTGCATTAACTTTTTCAATATCAAATTTAGTTGCTGAAATTTGTGTTACTGTAATAAATGTTTTCATTGTCTTTGTTTTTAAATTCTATTCAAATAAAAACACAATTTACGACATAGAAAAATAAATATTCATATTTTAACATTATTTAACATATGCAGAAAATAAGATAGACATTTCAAGAGATAAAAACCCACTATATCTAAAAACCTCCATAAGTTAATAAATTTTAAAAATTACTGTTATATCAATTAATTATTGTATATTTGTCATGATTAAAGGGGGTCAATCTTTCTTTTCATATCTGTAATTTAATTGGTTAATTTTATGTTCATATAGCAGACCCCCTTTTTAAATATTAGACATGGAAACAATCACAGATGAAAATAGTTGTTTAGTTCAACAACGTAAACAAGAGCAAAAAGAAGCTCAAAAAAACTTTGAAAGATTAAGAAAAAATATTTTAGAGTATAAAAAAGTCAGTAATGGAAAAACAAAGCCATACATTAAAGTTGAAAAGACGGTAAAAGGCAGTGAATATAATGTTTGTATGTCTCATATTTATGTAAGAGGAACCGGGAAAATAATATGTCTTTACAGTACTAATAATGAACAGGAAGCAATCGCATTTAAACACATGGTAAATAATATATTACTATGACCGAAAAAGACCTACATAAACAAATATGCACGTATATAAAATTACAATACCCGAATATCATTTTTAATACCGATATGTCAGGCATTCGATTAACACTCGGACAGGCTAATCAAGCAAAAGGACTTAGATCGTCAAACGGCTTTCCGGATATTGTGATATATGCAAAACACTATGAATCAAAAGAAATAACAAAAGGTTATTGTGAAGGGCTAATATACGGAGCGTTGTTTCTTGAGGTGAAAAAAGAAACCCCGTATAAAAAAGACGGTTCTTTAAAAACTGATGAACATTTATTTGAACAGGCTGAAATGCATAGAAAGTTAATCAATTTAGGTTATCATGCTTGTTTTATATGGTCATTTGATCAAGCAAAGGAAATTATTGACAATTATTTAAAATAACAAAAAGCGAAACAATGGGAAAAATGACAGAAAAAATCAAGAAAATGACCCAACGGTCAGAAAAAAGTAAGGCACAAGTAGCACGTGAATACAACGCTATGGTAAATATCAATGTTTTCAAAGCAATAAAAATGCTTCTTGAAGGACGTAAGGAAATACAGTCGGCTGTAGAGTTGAATATCGGCGGCTTAAAAGTCAGGGTAACAGACAAAGAGAAGTTGAAGGAATTAATCAACAGCGAAATTGAACAGTTAGAGTTATACTCGAACAACGAACCTTCAACGTATGACCCGCAAATGTAATGTTTAGAATCAAGATCATAAAATGCACTAACCGCTTCCTATGGTATTGGGATGAAGCTAACAAAAAAGCCAAAGAGAAAAGAATCTTTGAAGCTGAAATAAGCCCCGATAAAAAAGGAATAGTAACAAAGAAATTCGGTTATGTGTTTAATGGTCACTACAAAAAAATACGGTAATTATGGGAACACGATTTCAAGAAGGTAATCAATTATGGAAAAAAAGATCAAAGTCCGGAATTGATAAGATATTTAAAACACCTGAGGACATGTGGCAAGCTGCATGTGAATATTTCGAGTATACAGATACAAGGGTATGGAATAAGATTGATTATAAAGGAAAAGATATTGAGGAGGTTAAAATACCAACTTCTGTTCCTTATACCATTAAAGGAATGTGTATCTTCTTGGGTGTCAATGAGAAGTATTTTAATAACTTTGAAAGAGAGTTGAACGAATCTCCGGAAGCAAATGATTTTCGTTACATCATTAATACAATAAAGGACATAATCTATACGCAAAAGTTTGAAGGTGCTGTAGTTGGCACATATAACAGCAATATAATTGCCCGTGATCTAGGCTTAAGAGAAAAAACAGACATAACCTCAGATGATCAACCAATTCAAATATTTAAGATTGGAGAAACCGAAATTAAATTTTAACTGAACGGAATTGGAAAATATATTAACCAACAAAACAATATTATTCGCACCATTTCAAAAACAAATTGAGTTTTTGGAGGCCGTATTTAGTTTGAAATACAATTTCATTCTATACGGTGGTGCGATACGGCAGTGAGGCGGTAAGACATTTGCAGGGTTAGGCGCTTTAATATTGTTATCAAAAATGTATCCCGGTAGTAGGTGGGTTGTTGTAAGAAAAGACTTACAAACCGTTAAAAGAAATACCTTGCCGTCATGGGATAAGATAAGGCCAAACAATTTCTTTACAGTTTTCAACGGGGAATCTATGACGGCCACCGCAACAAACGGTAGTAAAATTATATTCTTTGGAGAAAATTATACAAAAGATAAACATTTTGACCGTTGGCGTGGGTTAGAGTGTAACGGATTTTTACTTGAAGAAATAAACGAATTACAAGAGGGCGGATATAATAAAGCAATGGAAAGGGCAGGTAGTTATATTATACCAAACGGAAAACAGCCCCCGCCGTTAATACTTGCAACCTGCAACCCTACTCATGGGTGGGTAAAAGATACTTTTTATGATCGGTGGGAAAAAGGATTATTAAAAGCAAATCAATTATTCATAAAGTCAAGAATATATGATAATCCATTTATTCCAAAAGACTACATAGAAAATTTAAAGAATTTACCCCGTTACGAATATATGGTATTTGTAGAGGGGGATTGGAATGTAAGATTAAAGTCAGGCGGTGAATTCTTAAAGTCGTTTGAACTCGAACACCATGTAAAAGTTATAGATTATGATACTGATTCCCCTTTGCATGTTTCAATCGACAACAACGTTTTGCCGTATATTGCAATTTCATTCTGGCAGGTAAAAAAGAAGGAAACGGGTTACATCCTTAGAAAAGTGCATGAAATTGCAGCCGAAGACCCGAACAACACGGCACGAAGGGCATCTAAATTATTACTTCAACACCTTAAAGAGATCGACTACAATGATAAGATATTTCTATACGGGGATGCAACAACCAAAGCAAAAAATACCATTGATGACGAAAATAAATCATTTCTTCAACTATTCAAACAGCCGTTAATAGATAAAGGCTATAACATTGAAGAGCGTTTTTTTAGATCAAATCCCCCCGTTGCATCGACAGCCGAATTTATAAATGAGGTATTGGAAAATAACATCTATGATATTGAAATCTATTATTCAGAATCATGTTTAAAGTCAATCAATGACAATATAGAAATCAAAGAAGATAAAGACGGCGGTATGTTAAAAATACGGGAAAAACACCCAAAAACGGGGGCAACTTATGAGCCTTATGGTCACTTTTTAGATACTGACAGGTATTTTATTTGCAAGGTTCTTGAGCATGAATATAAGTCATTCAGGGCGAGATTTGCCAACTATGCCGATGCTTCTATCCCTAAAGTCCCGGATAGTTTTCTCAAGGGCGGATTTTAGATTTTTTTTTGTTGAAAATATTTTGTATCTTTGAAAAAAATTGAGATATGCTATTCATTCTTAAATCCGATTTTAATATCCAAATTCCTACCGCTCAACTTGATAAATTGACCGGTGCAATAGATTCAATTTGGCAGGCGGAAGTCCAACGATCAATAGAATTGATTTCATCATATCTCAGGGCAAGGTATGACGTAGATGCAATATTCATCCCCTTTTCTCAATATGCCATCGATGTTGCTTATGCCATTGATGATCGTGTTTTATGGACCGTTGAAAAATACGCTTCATCAAATTCATATGATGAGGATGAGCTTTGTTCATACAACGACAAAATATATCAAAGTAAAGAGGATGCGGTAACGGGTGTTTGGGATTCAAGTAAATGGACCTATCTTGCAGAAAATAATTCAAAATATGTTTGTATCAAGGTGGGAACGGGAAAATTGCCAAGCGAAACAGACTATTTCACAGAAGGTGATCCGAGAAATCAGGACCTGTTGGGAAAATTGATCGATGTCATATTATACAATATTTACAGTCGCTTAAATTCGGTTGATATTCCGGATATCAGAAAAGAACGTTATGATGGAAATGACAGCAGACAGACAGGCGGTGCTATCGGTTGGCTGAAACAAATTGTAAGGGGCTATTTAGAGCCTGACCTTCCCCTTAATGAAACAAATCAAGATGATCAAACAGGTAATAAGGTAATATTTGGCTATGCTTCAACAATAGTCGATAACAAAACAACTTTCTAATGTATACAGGCGAAGAAATAATACAAATGTTCCCGCTTACGGTTGAATATCTCAACTCTCAAGCATCACAATTGTTTTATGTGCCGGGCAAAGAAATGTTTATGATTGTGACAACTGAAAGAAAAACGATATATAAAATCATGGACGAAATGCACGAACAGGAAAATGAATTGAGCGGGAAAAAATCACGATTAAAACAAGTCGAATATACTTACAGTAACACAATAGCACTATGAAACAATGGTGGAAGTTTTGGGAAATAAACGATAAAACAGGACTGAATATAAAAGAGATTACTAAGCCGAAAGACACCCGTGACGGTCCGGAGAATCTTAATGAAAGACCCGACAAAGAACCTTTAGACAGGGTACGGGAATCAATTAAAGAATGGGGCGAAGCCGTCAACTCGGTAGAGAACCCATATATGCCTATAGGAATTAAGAGGGTTGACTTATTTAACCTTTATAGAAATATTGCCCTTGACCCGCATTTATTCTCAATCACTCAAACGGTATACAACCGGGTCAGGGAAACGCCTTTTAAAATATTCACAGGCGGGGAATTTAACGAAGAAAAAACCGCTCTCTTTAAAAGATCGTGGTTTTCAAAGTTTTTAAAATACATGATCGAGGCTGAAAATTGGGGGTTTTCACTCATTCAGTTTTTAGGTATCAAAGACGGCACGTTTTCAGACGTTACAACCATTAATCGATTCTATATTCGACCTGAATTAAAAGGCGTATCAAAAAGAATGTTTGAGGATGCCGTGGCGTGGTCATATGAAACAAATCCATATTATGATTGGACTATGTTTGTTGAAGGTATGACATATTTAGGGCGTTATAACATAGTTGCAAAGAAATTTATCTTAAAACGGGAAGTTGAGCAGTTTTGGGCTGTTTTCAATGAACTTTATACAACCCCGTATTTGGCCGTAAAGACTGAATTTAACAATTCAAAGCATAGAAACGACCTTATCACTTCATTACAGAACCGCAGACATTCAGGGTTTCAGGTATTAGACATACAAGACGATATTGAAGCTATTCCAATGACGGGCGCCGGCTATGTTTCTTATAAAGAATTTGAGATGTCAGCAGATCAAGCAATGAGTAAAGCCTATATAGGTTCGACTATGGTAACGGATAACGGCAGCAGCTATTCACAGGCAAACGTACACGAGGGAAATACAAAATCATTCATTCATGCTTTTAGAATTTGGATTGAGGAAATAGTCAACGAACATCTGATACCTAAAATGAGCACATTAGGCATAGCAATAGATGTAAACGATGTTTTTAAATGGGAATTATCGGAAAAACTTTCTGTTAAAGATTGGGCTGAAATTATCGGTATAATTGCACCTTTGTACGATACAGACGAAAAACAAATTTCTGAAAAGATCGGTATTGATGTGACCGAAAAAGCCGCACCGGTTGAACCCGTTGGAATGCAACAAAAAATAAAAGCATATTACGACAATATTTTAAATAAATCATAATGGCCAGAAGTGTTCAAGAAATATTAACGGATTTGTTGGCCATTAAAACAGCCGACACAACACTCGATGTATTGACTAATCCGTCAAATGTATCCCTGTGGTATAATCTTATAGGGGCATTTGCGGTTGAAACAAATATTTTTGAAGAACTTATGGATGCCTTAATGATAGATATCAATGCAAGGGCATTGGAGATACCTGTCGGAACGCTGAAATGGTATCAGGCTGAAACGTTAAAATATCAATATGGCGATTCATTGACTGTTACAAATGGTATTCCCGTTTATGATGTAATCGATGAAACAAAACAGATCGTTGATGTTTCGGCAGCAATAGAACAATCGGGGGCCGTAATCATAAAAGCGGCAAAACTGAATATAAGCGGATTTCCCGAACCTTTAAGCGTGGCCGAATTATCAGGCTTGCAGGGTTATTGGACCCAAAAAAGATTTACAGGGGCTTTCTTGACCGTTATAAGTCAAGACGGGGATTTAATGAAAGTTTACGCAACGATTGAAGTTGACGGCAGTAAAATATCATCAACGGGGCAGAGCCAATCAGAAACGGGTGTTTATCCCGTTGAAAATGCTATTCTTGAATATTTCAGGCTGTTGGGTTTTAACGGCAGGTTTACCGTTTCAAATCTCATGGCCGCAATTATAGCAGTCGATGGTGTTGGGGCTGTTGTCATAAATGAAATATATGCAAAAGAAGATGGTGCGGGAACATATACCAATGTAATGAGAAACGAACTTCAAGAATATAGCCCTGTAAGCGGTTACATAGTAGAAGATGATACAGATGTGATGAGGGATACAATTACTTATATCGTTTCATAATGGATACATCAAAATATAATATAGACGTTGACGGTTTGTTTCAGCAGTTGGTACCGCCTTTTTGGTTAACGACACCTGAAACGGGAAATCCAAAGGAAATTTGGGTTTCATATCTTCATGTTATTTCTTCGGCATTCGATCAAATAAAAACGCTGTTATATTCAAAAGCGGAAAATTTAAGGGATTTTCTAACACCAACGGGCCAACATTTGTCATTGGAATATTTCCTGAATGACTTATATGATAATATTCACAGAAGAATTAATTTAACCGAAAATGATCTGCCTATGGTTGATCAGATTTGGTATAAATACGGGGAATTGGATTTAGAAAATAAAGTATGGTATAAATACGGTGAATCGGACCCGGCACCAAAAACATTTTATAAAACGGTTGAAAATATGGCTAAATACCATTTTACGGTTCATATACCTGCGGTATTATCTTTAAATCAGGACACTGTAAGGGGATTAATAAACCCATATGTAGCAAACGGTTATAATTTTAACATAGTGACATTTTAAAATAAGATACAATGGATAACAAATTAACTTTTACGGGTGGTGAACCCGATATGTCGGTTGATGATTTTATGAGGGTACCAAATGCCGTAAGGGAATTTTTGCAATATCTTTTATTCGATTATCCGGAATGTATTGTTGCAGGTGCCGATTGTACGGCCCCGGGTGCGGGGAACGATCTTGTTGTTTCAACAGATGGTTTTGTATGGCTTGACGGTGAATTATTAAAAGTAGATGCAGGTACCTATAACTGTACGGGAAGCAATGCCTATTGGCGTTATGTGAAAAATACGTCATATGAAGCAGGTGGAAACAAAACATTTATAGATTCGACACCAAGGCAAACATGGCAAAAAAAAAGGGCAATTCCGACATCAGCCGCAAGTATTTCAGCCGGGCAATTAGATTGTGTAAACGGTTTGAGGTGGAATAAAGTAAGTGATTGGGAAAATGTAACCGCTTCATCTGTTATGCACTCATACCCGGATTCATCATTGCAAGTAAGAATCAATAAGGGATATTTGGAAATTTGCGGTGAAATGGTTGGTTCGGGTGCCCCCGGTTCAATTTCTTTATTATGTACTTTGCCCGTGGGATACTATGAATTGATCGATAGGGTTAAGGCATTTGTGGGTATCAAAACAGACGGGGCATCGTATGTAGTTACATCGTTCTATATTGACCCCGCAGATGGTCATATACATCGTGGGGAATCAGATGTAACGGGTGCCGACACTTATGAAATTAACGTTAAAATACCATTATTGATTCAATAATGCCAATACCGACACCATATATAGGGGAACATCAAAACAGGTTTATGAGCCGTTGTATTTCTTTCATGATCAAAGAAGGCACGGGCAAAGATCAAGCGGTTGCGATTTGCTCAAATAAATGGAATGACAGCGGACGGCACGATGTCGATTTAACACCAACAGAATTTGAATTTTCAACGGCATGGATTGCGGGAACGTTTGCAGGGTTGTACACATTAAAAAACCTGCCTGTTGAATTATATGAATATACATACATGAATATTCAGGCGGGCGTTGGCTTGGGGTTCGGGTTGCCGATGGATTTCACGGAAGGGACGGCGGAGTATGCAAGTGCTTTGAAATACAGGCAAAACATTAGTTATTTTTCAGGCGCAAAAACATTTCAGCAACAGTCGATATTGAGTAACGCTGTTTTTAAAGAAGATGGAAGCAAGAGGGGATTAAAGGAATTTAGAGAGATAGCAAATGAACATAATATTCAATTCAATATCAACTATCTGAAAACCGAATTAGATTCGGCGTTTAGTATTGCACAGGGGGCGGAATCATGGCATGAGACACAGAGATATAAAGATATTTTCCCTTTATTGCAGTATATTACGGTAGGTGATCCAAGGGTAAGGTATGAACATAGAGCGTGGGACGGTATTATATTATCGGTTGATGATAGGTTTTGGGATACTCATTTCCCCCCGAATGATTGGAATTGTCGTTGTATAGCAACACAAAGACGGTCCGGTGAAATTACCAACCTTGATGAACACCGAAAAGAGTTGAACAAAAAATTACCAAAGGAATTGCAGTATAAAAACCTTAACAACACGTCAAAGGTATTTGCTAACAATCCGGGTAAAACGGGCATTATTTACGGCAAGTCTCATCCTTATTTTGAGATACCGAACGAGTACAAAAAAAGCGCTTTAAAGAATTTCGGATTTGTGACACCGAAAGATGAGAAGGTAAAAGAAACATTGTTTAAAATTATATAATGGCATTCACAATCAATTTACCGGGTATTATTCCCTCGCTTGAAGATTTTAAAAAGTCGGCTCCGATTGGTATATCGGCATTGGGTACACCTATTTTTGATAACGTTGAATTTATCGGGGGCAATTATATAAACAATGAAGGAGATGCAGTTGAATATGCAGGATTGATTTTAGATGCCGTTAAAGTGACTGTGACACAATCAAAAAACATCGTTACAACAGAGGTTGCAGGGAAAAACGGGACAGTAAAGGAATATATGTCTTTAGGTGATTATGTGATTAATATCAATGCAAAAATAAGCGAATTATACGATGTTTTCCCGGCAGATCAGATGCAGGCATGGAAAGGCCTTGCAAACTGTCCAGAGAGAATTGATGTATTGAGCAAGTTTTTAAATCAATATTTTGACGTTACATCAGTCGTTTTGAAAGATTTTGATACTAACCCCGTTGTTGGCAGCTTGAATGAAGTTGAGTTAAACATGGTTCTGTTATCCGACGAAGAGATCGACCTTAATTCATATGTATCATGATCGTACAGAAAGTAAGAGGAAATTGGCCGAACTTTAAAACAAACTTAGAACTTGTTCAAAAGACTTTGCCGCCTATTCTGGCAAATGAAGCGAAAAACCACTTTTTAGAAGGTTTCAGGCAGGGGGGTAAACAAACCGATGCAAGCGCAGCGGGGTGGAAAACAAGGAAAAAAGAATACGGTAAGCGTGGCCGCCGTTCAAATCGTGCATTATTAATCGACACTGGCAGCATGAGATTCGATTTAAAAGTAAGGCAAATATCATTCAAAAAGATTATCGTTGGGATAAGAAATATTCCCTATGCAGTGTATCATAATGACGGGACTGATCGAATGCCTCAGCGTGAAATTATCGGACATTCAAAAAAACTTGAGAGAAAGCTGTTGAGCGACATTTTACAAGAATTTAAAAAGGTATTCAGATGAGATCAATAAAGTCGGAACTATATTTGTTTTTAAAGGCCGTTGTAATGGGTGGCACGTATACAGACAGTGACGGGGTTACTCAAACATTTACAGGAATTACGTTTGTCGATGGGACTAACTCAATCAAGTGTACAAACTTTATATTTTATAACAGCAATTTAAACGAATACCCTTTTTTATCGGTTTTATTCAGGTTTGACGAAATTACACCGAGTAAACACTATCTCAAAACATCGAACACGAGCGGATTGGCAAACATTAAGGAGAAAGTACGTTTTGCTTTATTTGTGCCTTATTTCAAATTGACTGCCGACATGCTTGAAACCGATTACCTTGATCATATTGATCTTTGCGAGTTGTTGCATCTCGAAGTTAGCGGAAAAACCTTTTACGG